ACTCAACCTCACTCCTGATCGAGCCCACGCCTGATGCGCTCGCGATGATGGGCTTCAGCACGATGGCCCGAAACGTGGGCCAAGAGGTGATCGAGGTCGAGGCGCGTGTCCTGCCAGCCCGAGAGGTGTCGGATGGTCATGGCGACTAAACCGCAAGTCAAGGAGGCGATGGGCAACGTGGTGAGGCTCTCGCCGTCCATCGTCAAACTGATGCGCTACAGGGGCCAGGAGGCTCTTTTGGAGGGGCCTGCCCGCACCGGCAAAAGTTTTGGCCTCTGCCTCTACGCCCGCACCCTCTGCGAATGGTTCCCCGGCGTGAAGGGCCTCTTCGTGCGTCAGACGCGCAAGTCGCTGAACGCCTCGATCCTCACTCTCTGGGAAGATCTCTTAGGCAAGGACCACCCGGTACTGCTACCTCGCAGGCAGAAGCGGACGCGGGACGACTACATCTTCCCCTACGCCGAGAACACGGTCGACGAGGTGACCTACAAGGGCGTGAGCGAGATTCACCTGATCGGGATGGACAACCCCGAGCGGCTGATGAGCACCGAGTACGACTTCATTTTCGTCTTCGAGGCCACGGAACTCTCGCTGCGGGCGTGGGCTCTTGCGTTCTCGCGCTTGTCGAACGGCCACCTTCCGTGGAACTTCCAAGTCGCCGACTGCAACCCGGCAGCCGAGACACATTGGCTAAACCTGCGTGCCGACGAGCCCGAGATGGAGGGCAACCAGGAGACGGGGCAGAACAAGATGCTGCGCATCCCCACGAATCTGAAGGACAACCCGAAGTTCTGGGACTCGGAGCGCAAGGCGTGGACGCCGCAAGGTGTCGCGTACAACCGCAAGCTCGACAACCTCCCACCGCTTGAGAGGGCTCGCCTTAGAGATGGCAAGTGGGTGAGCGCCTCGGGGCAAGTCTTCGAGGCTTGGCGGCAGGACCACCACGTTGTCCAAGGCAAACTGCGCAAGCGGCAGCTCGAGTCCCACCACGAGTGGTATCTCGATCCGATCCGAGACGAGTTCGGCAACGGCGACTTCGAGCAGCGCACGGTCGAGTATTTCCTCGTGGGTGTGGACTGGGGCTTCCGTCCAGACCCCGGCACAGCGGCTCTCTACGCGGTGGACGATCACGGGCGCTTGTTCGTGGTCTTCGAGTACTACATCACCGGCAAGGCGCTCGACTGGTGGGCGCAGAAGATCGTCGGGTGGCAGAAGCGATACGACGTTCGCGCCATCATCTGCGACGTGCCCGAAGAGAAGAGCCGGACGCTGAACGACATGATGGGGCACAAGCTCGGCATGGACGGCAGGCCGATAGCTCGAGTCGCGAAGAAGGGGACGGGCTCGGTGGCTTCGGGCATCGACATCTTGCGCTGGCACTTGGACGACGACGAGGACGGCGAGCCCCGCTTGCGCTACTTCGCAACCTCCCCGATGGTCACAGACTCCTACCTCGTGGATGAGATGGTGCCGACCTGCGGGCCGAAGGAGTACCCCGGCTATGTCTACCACGTTCGCGTTGATGGCAAGCCCAACAAGGACGCGCCGGTCGATCTGAACAACCACGCCATCGACAGGGACCGCTATGTCGCCACCTACAACTGGGACAACAAGCACCGATCACGCAAGGTCCCCGAGCTAGTCAAGAACCCCGGAACGCTCGGGGCTCAACTGAACATGTCCAAACGAATCAAGGACGCCTTCAAAGCGGCGCAGAGCAAATGAGCACACTATTCAGCAAGGAACTACAGCGATGGTCCGGCATCAACGCCGCGCAGAAGGCTGACAAGGAGGCGATTGAGAAGTTCAAGAGCATCCGCAACTCGATCCAGGGCAAGGACAAGGCCCCAACAAATATCGCGTGGGAGTACATCACGCTCGTCCTGCCGCAGATGGTCTGGAAGAACCCTGGCCTGGTGGTCGAGTCGTCTGTCCCCGGTGAGGCGGCCTATGACTCCATCGGCTTACAGTTCGCCTTGCAGGCGCTCATGGACGATCAGAAGCTTGCCTGCGAGTGGGAGCAAATTTTCGCGGACTCGCTCGCCTTCCGAGGCGTGTCGATGGTGACGACTGAACTCAACTACGCGCCACGGTTCGCGGACGGGATCAAGTTCCTGGGCTGGGACGGGAAAGAGGCCACGCTGAAGAGTGGGCAGGAGGTCGAGACCCCGCGCATGGTCAGGCTCGACCCGACCGATTTCGTGGTGGATCCAGACGCACTCTCGCCGTCTCGAGCCCGCTTCATGGGCCATTGCTGGGATGCCTATGTCGAGGACCTCGAGGAACTCTCAGAGCAGGGCGAGGCTTGGAACATGGACCGCATCCTGGCAATCTCTGGAGATCCTGGCTATGCGAGTGCGACGAACACCGAGCGCGAGACGCTCAAGGTCTGGGAGATGTTCGTCCCTGGCAAGTTGGACCCCATCGCCCTTGATGCGCACGAAGGCCCCGAAGACCCCGAGAGTCCACAGTACGCAGACCTCTACAACGGCACCGTTTACACGATGGCGAGCGGCGGAGAGGGCGGCAAGGACATCCGCAAGCCACGCCTCTACCGGGGACCAAAGTGCGGCCCCTACGGGATCTACACGGGTTCGCCAATCCCTGGGGTTGGAACGCGCATGGCCCCCCTCATGGCCGTGCACCACCAGATCACCGAAGCCACGCGCATGGAGAAGGCACTTGTGCGCGCCGTGGACGCTTACAAGCGCATCGTGCTAACCGCCTTCAAGGAGTATGAGGAAGCGATCAAGGACGCGGGCAACGATGGCATTGTGAGCCTGGAGATCTCGGGCCAACTGCTCAAGGACGCGATCAAGGAGGTGGTTGTCGGTGGCCCGTCGAAGGAGCTGATCGACTCCGTGTCTATGGCGCGGCAGAACCTTGACGAGGCCCTGGGGCTCTCGCAGACGAAGAAGGGCATCGCTACGGCTGGAACCACGGCAACCGCTGAGAGCATCGCCGACAAGGCCGGAGACATGCGCCTAGCCATGCACCGCGAGGGAGTCCAGCGCACCGCCTGCGAACAGGTGTGGGTCATGGGCTGGCACGTTGAAAACTCGCCCGACTTCATGATTACGCTGCCACCGGCTGCGCTTGAGAAGTCCATGCAGAGCCTTGGAGTGCAGATGGACCAAGGGGACGGCGCTGTTGCGGTCTACCAGGGCGGTGGTTCACTCCACGCCTTCGACCCAACAACCCCAGGGACAGCCTACGACGGCAAGCGGATCAAGTTCGAGCCGCAGTCGATGGAGCGCACGAGCGAGGGCGTCCAGCAGCGACGAGCCATGCAAACCCTCGAGGCGGTTCAGATCATCTCACAGATGGACCCTGCCCTTCCACGAGACAAGATCGCTGAGGATCATGGTCGGAGGCTCAACATCGAGGGCCTAGGAACCTACTTCAAGGACACTTCGGCTCAAGAGCCACAACAGCAGCAGATGGCCAGGATGAGCCCTGACGGGGCCTCTCTTGACGGTGTGCGTGGCGGCGGGCAGTCGCAGGCGGACAACCTCTAATGGCCACCTACACGTTCCGGGACTCGGCCACGGGCGGCGAAGTGCTGGTCTCGATGTCCATGCGCGAGGCCGTGAGCATTGGCGAGTCGATCACGAGGGGCGGGCGCGAGCTTGTCCGCCTCCCAGACATGCCACAGAAGGCCATCGTCTCGAAAGGCGTTGGCCACGTCTCGAACACTCTCCCGCCCTGGACTCCAGGCGCGGACTCTTACGACTCCACAGGCCGCCCCATCATCTGTGGGCAGGCCGACGTGGACCGCATCAAGCGGAAGAACCCAGGCTTTGACTACGGCGAGGACGCCATAAAACGATGATTGACCACCAAGAAGCAGACGACCAAGCACCCGATCCGTTCGACGCCGCCCTCATGGAGGCCATCCCTGATGAGGCTGGCGACGTGGAGATGGAGGCTCCCACCGTTGAGACATCTGAGGAAGTTTCCCTTGACCCTGCGCCCGCAGAGGCCCAAGATAGCCTCAATGGTGAAGACCCGAGCCCATCGGGATCCTCCGCGCTCATGCGAGCGATGGACGAAATCAACAGGGCTCGCATCCCGTCCGCAATCCTCGACGGAAAATCCGAGGACGAGCTACTAGCGATTGGGAAGCAAGCGGCACTTGACCGGGCGCAGCGCGATCGCGAGTGGCACGAAAGGCAAACTCAAGGACGCGAAACAAGCGCCGGGACTGCCGAGGAAGAAGGCCCTGCGGGTGAGCTTGACACGGGTGGCACCGAAGAAAGCGACGAAGCGGAAACCCCGTTCGACCTCGATGCCGTCCGCACCGCGCTGGTGGAAGAGTACGGAGAGGAAGCCGCCCGCCCGCACATCCAAGCCTTAGAGGCACAAGAAGCTCACATGAAGCGACTTGAGGCTTCACTTGAAGAAGAGCGACAGGCCCGCCAGCTTGAACCTCTGAACCGGAAGATCGAGGAAGTCTGGGAGGGATTGGCCGTTGATCGGCCCGCTCTTTCTGAACCTGAGACTCGACAGAAGGTCGAGGTGCTTGCTCAACAACTCCACGAGTTAGAGCCGGACCTCTACAAGGACAAGACCCCCGAGGAGTGGATTCCAATCGTTCTCGAACGTGCGGCGACCACGATCCTGGGACCCCTGCCAACTCCTGCGAGTCCACGGCGGCGCTCTCACGCGCAACCGACCGCCCCCTCGGCACGCTCGAAGGATCGCCCGCTTACTGCGGATGAACGCTTCGAAGCCGCGCTCTTGGAAGCAGTCCCGGATGAGTCCTGAGCGCCGCTGACACTCAACATCAAACCGGAGGACAGTAATGTCCATTGCTCAGTTCAACGATCTTGCGATCAAAACCGGCGATACCATCGTCGGGTCGGAAGACCACATGCTCAACCTGGTGCAGGCGCGAGCCCACACCCCTGCGTTCCTGATCGCTGGAAAGTCGGCAGAAGAGGTCTTCGAATCATCTCCTACCCTGCGAGACATCCTCTACCTGAAGAAGGAGGATCGTGGCCAGCGCTACGACATCGCAGACCTCGACGTGAACTTCACAAACCCCCAGGTCGGAACTCCGGCCACAGCGGAGTGGAGCTTCTACTACAACTACATGGCGTGGTCGAAGCCAGAGATCGAGCTCAACGCGACCAGTGACATGGGGCCGAAGTTCCGCCGCACGCGGTACAAGAAGGTCCTTCGTGGCAAGCAGCAGAACCTCTGGCAGTCGATGATTGACCAGATGGAAGATGAGTGCTGGGCCGCTGCGGATGACGTTGCGATGCGGACCACGTACAAGGCCCCAATGTCGATCCCGTACTTCATCACTGAAGAGACGGGCGGCGTTCCTCTTGACGCTCAGACCGGTGCGCCCCTTGCTTCGGGTTCGGTCATGGGTATCTCGCCCGCTACCTATCCGACGTGGGACAACCACCGCTTGCGGTACACGTCCACGGGCCTCCCTGTTGACGGCGGCACGGACTTCATCTCGAAGTGCGTGGCGATGACCACGAAGTTGGGTTACCGCAAGATCCGTGGCTTGAAAGAGCACGGAGAAGGCGAGACCCGCTCGGACGTGGCGTTCATCTCTGACACGGGCCTTGGATACCTCACGGCGGCTCTCCGTCTTGGCCAGGACCAGTGGAACAGTCGCGAACTTGCGAACGGTGACTTGATGCTCTCGGGCGTTGCGTACCAGAACATCCCGTCTCTCGATACGGCTGCTGTCTACACAGACGGCGCTGGCGGACTGGCAACGGAAGAGAAAGGTGGCGCTGCCTCCAACACGGGACCCCGTGTCTACTTCTGCACGAAGGACGCGCTCAAGCCCTTCTTCTTCAAGGGGCAGCACTTCTCTGTTGACGATCCCGTCAACCTCACCGCGATTGGCAAGCCGAACAACTGGGTCCAGGGTGCAAACATCTGGAACCAGCTCTGGTGTGGCCTTCGCAACCGTCTCGGAATCGTTAGCCCGACTGGCGCTCTGTAAGCCTGGAGGCTTCAAATCATGCAGATCAACACAACACTCCCCGGCAACGCGGGTTTCCGCATTGACGAGCAAGACGCTCCAATGACCATCGCCGCAGGCGTGACGGTCACAAAGGGCAAGGTCTATCAGGTGGACAACACGACGGCAACGGAGGCGGCACACGGGGTCCTCTCTGAGGTCAAGGCCGTCGTTGCGGCCGATTCCATCATCCCTCAAACCCTGTACGTTGTCGCCTTGGAAGATGGCGCGGCGGGGGAGACCAAGATGTTCCGGTTTTCCGGCTGGGTCGAGGCTCGGATGGACGCGGGTTTCACGCCTGCGGCGAACTCGAAACTCGGCGCAGCGTTTGGCGACACGATGGCGGCGGCCTCCATCGAGGGCGCAAAATGCATTGCGTTCAACCCTGAACTGGCTCCGGCTGCCGGTGCCCTGATCTACGTCTACTTCAAAGGCGACGGGTTCGGCACCTTCGCCCTGTTCGGTACCGCGTAGGTCGCCTGACGCTTGAGGCTCCCCGCGCACCTGATCCTGCGTGGGGGGCCGACCACACACCCGGAGACTCCACATGGTTCTCGTCGCTCGAAAAGTCAGCGCTTACATCAAGCACGCCCTCGGCGGCGAACTCTCGGCGGATGTCCCGTGCCTGGACGTAGCGAACCAAGCCGCAGTCTCTATGGAGTCGTCTCGTAAGTGGTCGTATCTGATCCGAAGTGCGAGAGGCTTGAACTTCCGCTCACCCGTGACGGGCACAGGTGCGACCTACACGGCGGCCACGAAGACGTTGACCGGAACGGAGTTGGGGTCCTATCTCTACGTCCCCGGCGATAGCGTCTCCATCACGTTCGGCGGCGCACCGTTCGGCACCTACGATATTGTTGGGTCAGACGCTGCCGCTGGAACGGTGACGCTCGACGCGCCCGCCCTGACGGCCAACGTCATCGAGCTGGGCTTCACGGTCAACCAGCCGCGCATTCTCCTACCTAGCGACTTCGGGCGGCTTATCAGCCTCCACGGGGCGACGAACGGTTCTCTTCGGTACATCTACCCGGATTCCATCTCGGGTCTCGTCGAAGAGGAGGCTTACTTTAACGCCAACACGTCCTTCACCACCGGCTACCACGTTGAGTGGAACAGCGGGGCGGATAAGACGCAGCCAGTCGCCACATTGCGTATCACGCCCGAGCCTACCGCTGGGGAGTTTGACGCTCTCTCTGCGGTCTACTATCGCGAGTGGCCTGACCTGACGGCGGACGATGACATTGTTCCGATCCCTTCGTACATGGAAGCGCTCTACATTCAGTTCTGCCGAGCCTTCGCGATCGGGTACGAAGGCTCGGGCGAAACAATCGCGGCGATGCAGGGGGCCGTGGCTGCGGTCCAGGCTGGTCCGATCTACCGCAATGCCGTGGTGCGCGACTCTGCGCAACAGCTCGAGGAGGGCCGCATCCGTAACCGTGGAATCTCGTCTGCCGTCGATGGTGGAGTGTCGTTGACCGATGCACTCGCTCGGACGCAGACCTCGGACGTGGACTTCTTCTAGATGGCGGGCTCCTTCACAATGGCAGTCGAAGGGATCGCGGCCTACGTGGCTGGAACGAAGGTCTACCCGCTCGATGGGAAGGGCGGCTACACGACGGACGAGAACCTTGCCTTCGTGCGGCGTGACCAGACCTCGGTGCTGAACTTCATGTTCGCGAGCATCGAGGCGGCCCTGTCTGACGTTGAAGTCTTCCACGGTGACGGCTCGCGGGCGCTCTACTTCACGCAGGGCGACACGGGGCTCGACATCTGGCAGCCCAACCTTCAAGGCGGTGTGCGCCTCACGGGCACCTGGTACGTCACGTTTGGCGATGCCACCCCCTCGTGGAACTTCGGCTTCGAGGTGAAGTGATGGGCGACACTAAGATCCCATTCCCCACGGGCGGCCTGAACGATAACTGGGCGCAGTCAACCCAGCCATCGGACACAACGCCCGACTCGCGCAACATGCGCAGTGTGGACGACACGACGGGGCGCACGCGGGGAGCCAAACGCTCGGGGATGTCGAAGCACTTCGATGACCTCGCGGCTGCGGCTCCGGTTCGATTCGCTACCACCATCGTCTACGACAACAAGACGATCACTTACGAGGCGCTCGAGGGCGAGCTTGACTCGTTTGGTGCTGGCCTCGAGAAACTGAGCGAGGTCTGGGCCGAGAAGACGAAGCCGAACCTCGATGCCAAGAACGTGGATACCGACTTCGCGGGCAACGTCTTCACGCTGTCGGGCGCTACGGTCGAAAAGCACAACCCGGACGGGCTCCTCCTGTGGTCATTCGCCATCCCGCTAGAAGTCCCTACGCACGTCCTGGGGCCTCTCGTTGTGGCGGATGACCTTGGAGTCTATGTTGCGGTCGAAAGCGGGTCAGGCGGCTCCAAGGGCGCTGCTGTGTACCGCATCGGTCAGAGCCCCGTGGCGAACTCCAACGACACCGAGCCGGTCCTTGATTGGACCTGGACCACGAACCGGTGGAACCGTGAACTGCGTGTGGTCAACGGGCTGCTCTACATCCTGGAGCAAGACGACGAGCAACACGCTTCGGTGGTTGAGTCGCTAACGAACGTGCAGGCAGCGATCCCGCTCCTCGCGTCTGCCGTGTCGGTGCCGTACCCCTCGACGTGCATGGTGGTTAAGGGCGATGGCGCTGTGGTCACGGGCCACCCGTACCAGCTCGACCGCGATAGCCTTCTCAAGTATCCCGGCGTGGGCATTCCGCTTGAAGCGTGGACTCCCGAGGACGCCCCGGAAGGCTCGTTCGAGGTGTGGGCAGACCTTCGAGCGGAGGATATCGGTCTGGATGACGGCGAAAGCGTGTTTTCGTGGCTCGACAGGAGCGGTAACGGGCGGCACTTGTACCAGGGCAGCCAGCCCAACGGCGACAAGGTTGCTATCGAGGCCCCAACTTTCAGGGCCAAGGGCAGCACGGGGCAGCCAAGCGTTGAGTTCGACGGCACGCAAGGGCTCTTCTCGGTTGCTGGTGGCGGGACCTACGCTCAGAGCGATGCGTGCAAGAGCCTGATCCCGAACCACGGGGACGGCGCGTTCTGCGTGATGATCCTCTGCAGGCCCGCAACCTCGAAGGCTTCTGACGAAGTGAACGATGTCGGGGCCGATGTCGACTCGCCGCGCTGGCTCTTCGACCAGTTGCACCACTCGCACTTCGAGGGCAGCGGCGCGGGCGCAGCTAACTTCGATCAGGACTACACCGAGGCGCACCGCTCGAGCCTGATCGTGAACTCGAAGGGCATGACAGGTTCGGGCGAGCACTACACGTGGTCGGGCAAAGATGACGTGAAGCACGGTATCCACTCGCCGGGCTACGTCCGTGCGCTGACTTCTTCGTCTGGGTACAACCTCACGGGCTCGGACGCCACGGGTTCAACGGACGCGGCGTTCATGCCTGCGAACCGAGGGGCAGCGTGGGCAGCTTGGCCGAAAGAGGCGCAGTTTGATGATGCGACTGCCGACTCCCCAGGCGAAGGGCTCACGGTCCTGACGTTTATGAACGGTGGCGGGCTCGATGAGTGCGAGGAGATTGCTGGGTCCTACGACTCCACGCTCTTCCACTTCACGATGGATGATCCCGACCAGCTCAACCGACTGCAAGCGAACGCGGCGGTGACGCTGTGGATCAACGGGCAGTCGTCGGCGGGCACTTACGTTCATGGGTCCGGCGTGATTACGACTGCCGGATTCGCGCCACCACTCGCGTCAGGTTCCTACACGGGGCATGTCGTGCTCCCACGCAACGACATGACGCGCTCGATGCTTCGTGCTGCCGGCGTCACCTCTGACCGCTGGGAGGCACTCCCCATGTCCTACGCGGGCGCTGACGGGCTCCTCGCTCCTGACGCGGTGTTCAATAAGAACGTGACGGCGAATGTGACCGGCGTTGGCTACCCGATGGCTGATGGGACGCTCAAGGGCTTCAAGGGCGAGATCATGCAGATCCTCGTCCTGGGTCGCCGCAAGCCAAATTCGGATCGCGTGGACCTCGGCGGCACGCTCTACCACGAGTGGCCCACGGTGGTCGAGCATCCGCTCTGGGCAGCGAACCAGCGCACGGGTGAGGCTGCGGACCCGGCCTATGCCTCAACCTCGACGAACCTCGACTCGACGATCTTGGAGAAGCTCGAGGGCTGGATGGTTCACCGGCACGGGGTCGCGAAGAAACTACAGGCGCTCGCCGACACATACCCGCACCCGCACTATCCGGCGACAACGGTACAGACCTTCGACATCCCGCTGGTGTCGCTGATCGACGAGTCGGGCCAGGCGTGGCTTCCCCGCAAGCGGTTCGATGAGGCTATGGTTATCAAGCACGACGCATCTGGGAAGATGATCTGGTGCCTACTCGCGGACACGGGCTCGGGCTACGGCGACATCTTCTCGGAAGACCTCAACGGAAACCCAGGAGTGCTGGGCGTGTCCAATGCTCGTTGCACAGGCGGCTTGGCTCTCGGCCTTGACGGCGCGATCTACGTTGCTGGGCCAGGCTCGGGAACGAACAATGAAGAGTTCGCTTTCGGCGTCATCTACGACCTGACCGACGACGACCAAGACTTGCCGCTGAGAAGTGTTGGCTGGTGGTACATCTCCGGGACCGTTCCGCCCAACATGCTCAAGCTCGGCTATCAAGCCGACGTAACAATCCGCATCGTGTCCGATGAGTTCGGGAACCTATTTGCCCCGGTGCCGCCTGGTACCACCTACCTCGGAGCCGTAGCTCCTGACGCGATGCGGGCTTTCTCCAAGGACGGCGGATACCTCTTCCGCTTGACCACACTCGGCGGCGGCGGCTCTGCCCCGTACCAGAACGGCTACGCCGTTGCTCTCCCCCCGGTGAACCCGGACTACCACATCTAAGCCATGACCGACAATCCAACCTATCCGCCCACGGGCCTCGCGATTGCCGCCGATGACGTTCTTGGCGCACTCCATCAGATCATCAAGGTGGCCTATGGTGCTGACGGTTTCGTGACCTTAGTGGACGAAGCCAATCCGTTCCCTGTGCGGCAGCGCCTCGATGACGTCACGGTATCCAAGGACTCGGGCCTCGACGCGAACGCTGCAACCGCTGGCACCGCGCTCGACCTCACCAACAAGCACCGCGTCGGCATGGTCGTTGACGGTGCCACGGGAACTCACGCCACGCACATCGTCACGCTCCAGGTGAGCGCCGACAACTCGGCGTGGCATAACACCTCGACGACGATCACGGGCGCGGGTGCGGCTCAGGCCGAGGTCTTCCATAAGTACGCTCGCGCCCTCGTGACAACTCTCGAAGGCGGCGCATCCACGATTGACATCACCCTCCAAGCCAAGTGACCCTCCTTCTCCTCCTCGGGGGCACAACCTCCACCAGCCTTGCCGCGAGCTTCGCGGGTGACTTCACGTTCGACGGCGTGAAGCGCCCCGAGTTCGTGTACTTGGCGCTTGAGGGGACGGACAACCAGGGGACGCCGACAAAAGAGGGGGCGCTCGCTAAGTGGCGCACGGCTTCAGCGACCTCGGCAGCGAACAGCCAGGGGCGCTTGCGGCAACTCGTGAGCATCGTCGCGGGCAAGGTCTACGTCCAAGGGCTTGGCGTGTGGACCGAGTTCACGGACCCGGTTCTCTCGCCAGCAGCCGCGCACTACTGGGGCGTTGTCCACAGTCAGAAGCTCTACATGGGCGACGGGCTCACCTACGTGGTATACGACCCCAAAGCGGGGACGCTGGAAGAGTGGCAGTCCGAGGGCTCAGGCTCCATCCCGGAGAAGTGTGCGCTTGCCACGGTCTACAACTCACGCCTGATCCTCGCTCGTCCCGATGGGCAGAAGCAGAACTGGTACATGAGCGAGATCGAGAAGCCGGGCGACTTCGACTTCTTCCCGCCGACGATCACGGTGACGCAGGCCGTCGCGGGCAACAACGCCGAGGCGGGCAACTGCCCCGACATCATCAACACGATGATTCCCCACAACGACGACCTCCTCATCTTCGGGTGCGACTCGTCGATCTGGGTTCTTCGTGGCGATCCGCTCTCGGGTGGCCGGTTCGACCGCGTGAGCGACTCGACGGGCATGGCCTTCGGGAACTCGTGGTGCAAAGATCCCACGGGCATCATCTACTTCTTCGGGAGCAAGGGCGGCGTTTATCGCATGGCCCCCGGTGGTGTCCCTCAGTACCTCTCGGATGCGCGAGACGGACAGAGCAAGAGCATCCAAACGCGGCTCACGGGGATCGACCTCGGCAAGTTCAAGATCGAAATGCAGTGGGACTTCGAGCGCCAAGGCTTGATCGTGGTGCAGATCCCCTACGACCTCACGGCGACGAGCGCGAGCCTCGCCTGGTTCTGGGACTCGAAGAACAATGCCTGGTGGGAAGACGACCTCGGGACTGTTGGGCTTCAACCTTACACCACGTTCGTGGCTGATGGAGACCTCCCAGGGGACCGGCGCGTGGTCTTCGGGTGCCAAGATGGCTACTTGCGCGAACTGGACTCAACGGCCACCAGCGACGACGGGACGGCCATTGACGCCTACGTCACGATTGGGCCAATCTCAGCGGGATCCGGGGTTGACGCTGAAGTCATGGTGAACCGCATCAAGGCGGTGCTCGCGTCCGAGCTATTTGGATGCACCTATGAGGTGTACTCTTCTGACACGCCGGGCGACCTGGGCAACGTGGTGGCGAGCGGTGACTTCCCTCCCGGCCAGAGCCTTCGGATGCCTGTGCGCAAGCGCGGAGCCTACATCTGGATCAAGCTGCGCAACAAGGCCACGGGGCAGCGGTTCGCAGTTGAGGAGCTGATCGCCGACCTTGGCGCGGCTGGACTGCGGAGGCAGCGGGCATGAAGCAACTCAGGCGGAAGCGCGTGAGCGGAGCGGCTCGAGCGATTGACTCGCAGCGTCTCAGGCGAGCGGACCCGGCGATCAAGGACCGGGACCTTGGGATGGGTCTCGAACTGGACAAAGACGGTCGGCTCTCTGTCGATGCGTCGAAACTAGGACTTGCCACGGCGGATAACGTTGCGGCGTTGGAGGCTAAGATAGCCACTCTGGAGGCCGTCTTGAAGGCGGAAGGATTTTTGACATGAGTTTCTTCAGTAAGCTATTGGACGGCGGGAAAGGCGAGGCCCAGGATAAGAACGAGGCAAACGCCGGGAAACTCTGGGACCTATTCGGAACCGAGAGCGCGTTCGGCAAGAGCCAACTTTTCAAAGGCTTGGCCGCGCTCGATACGGGCAAGACGAACGCGCTCGCCAACGCCTCGAAGTACGGAACGCAGGCCACGAACCAGATCCTTGCGGGGCAGAAGCAAACGGACGCCGCGAACACCGCGAGCCTTGCATCCAAGGGGCTTCTGAACACAACCGTTGGAGCGAACATGCAGGCGCAGACGCAGAGCGTGACGAACAACTCGCTCTCGACGCTTGGCGAGAAGCTTGGTCTGTTGAACGCGAACATCGAGACGGACTACGCGGCGAAGAAGAACGCTGGGCTTCAGACGCTCGCTCAGTACGCGATGGGTACAGTCGGAACGGCAAGCAGCATCACACCGCAGTACCAAGGTGGGCAGGGGCTCGCTGGTGGCATTGGTCAAGGTCTCGGAACGGCATTGGGCGCTTGGGCTGGTTCCAAGTTTGGGGGCTGATCTATGGGTTTGTTGATACAAACTGGAGGCGCGGCAGCGCAGTTCGGCGCGGGCCTGGGAGCAGGGATCGCGGGCGGGGTGCAAACCGGAATGGCCCAGGCTCGCGAGGACGAACTCCGTCAAGAGGAACTCGCGCGCCAACAAGCGGACGCTGACCAAGTGATCGCCGTGCTTGGCGACTCGATGGACCGCAAGTTCGAGAACGAGGCGGGCAAAGTCCCCGACACGGTTTCGATGCGCGACCGCTACGGAGACGAGACTCCTGGGATGAGCCCTGTCCGGTCGATGCTTGACGGGCAGATGGAGAACCCCGAGGACGCGAGGATCCGCAAGGCGCAGGCTCACTACGAGGCTCTGCTAGGCTCGATCTCGAACCCCGAGGCTGCGGCGATGCTTGCGCAGTCGGCTGACCAGAAGCTCCTCTCGATGCGTCAAGGGCGAGCCATGACCGTGCTTGAGAAGTCGCTTGAGTCGTCGGTGGCTTCTGGGCGACTCTCCGAAGACGAGGCTCGTGGGTACGCCGAGGCTCTCCAGTCTGGCAAGGACCCGATCTCAGTTCTCGACGCATGGCAGACCGACAGGGAACATCGGCTCAAGATCGAGAAGGCTGGGCGGCTGAAGCAGAAGAAGATCCTGAGCTTCGGTTCGATGGCCGAGAGCATGGCCGCGAAGGCTGAGGCTGAGAAGACTGGGCAGTACGGTCCGTGGTACAGCCAGCAAGCCGAGTTGATGCAGGAGTTCACCGACGAGCAGCAAGCCCGCTACGAGATGGACCCCGAGGGGTACGATGCCCAAGCGGCTGAACAGATCGCGAACAGCATCCGGTACGCGCCGAATCCGTGGATCGCGAAGCAACTGCGTGAGGAGAAGGCCGCAGCGACGATGGAACTCAAGCGTAACGAGGCCCTGTGGCGTGGCGCGAACGACCGCGTGGTTGCCGCAGCCAAAGCCCTCCAGGCGGCAGGCTCGAGTCTCGATCCGACGGCCCTGAAGGCTGCACAGGGCGAGATGGAGGCGGCGACGAAGAACGCGGAAGAAGTCTTCGCTGGTGGCGGTTCGGGCCAAGCGGCTCCGGTGGCTGACCCCGGCGTGGTTGATCCTGCAACGGGTGGAGGCGATGCCGAGAAGAGTCCTGAAGCGAAAGCGGTCGAGTACGCTCGCCGTGGGGCCTCGGGCCAAGAGGCTTGGGATAAAGCGAAGACGGTCGAAGAGGTTGATGCGATCACAGCCGAGAAGATTGCTCCCGCGTTGTCGGTGCTCGGGATCTCCATTGAACCTGGCGATCTAGCCGACTTCGGCGCAAAGGCTGATGAAGTGGTTGCTGCGGTCCAGGAACTTCGGACGACCAGCCCCGAAGCCGTTGACGAGATTGTTGGGCTCATCATGGCGTCAGTCCAGATGGGTGACTCGGCCCGAGAGGCCATTGCTGAACGAGAGGCGGCGAAGAAGGCCAAGGCCGACAAGCGCATGTCTCGCCGCAAGGAGCAGCATGCCGACATGCAAGCCGCTGAGGCCCGCGACAAGGACAAGCGCACGGCATACCAGCGGTCCCAGGACGAGAAGGGGCGCAAGGCCAACAAGAAGGCCACGAACTCCCGCAAGTCAGGCACCACGCAAATCCCACTTCCCGAGTAGCCCATGACTTCCGCAGCCGAAGCCCTCGCCGCATCTCTCGACAAGGCAGGCATCGCCCCCCCGCAAGAGGTTAGCCCGTCCGATGTCGCCGGGTTCGGGGACGTGCTTGAGGAGAAGTTGCGGGCGGCTGGGTTCACGCCGAAGCCGATCCCTCCATCCAAGCTGGAGTTCGCTCGGGAGCGCATGGCACCCATCGAGCGCGCTGCTGGCAACGTTGCGAACGCGGCCCAGGGGTTCTCCGAGAACCTCGCAAGCCTGTACGCCTCGGTCCCTGAAACGGCGGGCATGGCGAGCCAAGCCATAGCGGGTTCGCCGAACACGCCGGAGATCGTCAGTAGGTTCATGGGGAAACTCGGCGGCCTCGAGCGCGGTTTCGCGGGCAAGATGCGTGAGGCGGCGGCGGTCATGCCTGACTCGTACTACGTGGAAGGGCAGCCACTCGTTGAACCTGGGTTTGGCACCTCCATCGCACAAGGCTTCGGGTCAGCCGTCGGTTTCATCGCAGGAGGCGAAGCTCTCGCGGCAACGGGCATCGCTCGCGGGCTCGGAATCGCCGGGCTCGGCGCTCTCGTCGAAGGCGAGTCGATGGTCCGGGAAGCCGAGGCTGCCGGAGCGAACACCGAGCAGAAGTGGCTCGCGTGGATGATCGGTGCTGGCGCTGGCGCTACCGAGGCCGTTGGTGCTTCGTCCGTCCTGGCCCCCCTCGACGCCCGCATGGGCGGGGCGCTCCTGAAGAGACTCGCGGGGTCCAACCTCGCGGTCAAGATGATCGCTGAGGGCACCGAGGAAGGCGCGCAGGAGACCGTGCAGCAGCTCATCGAAGACTTCGGGCGGCAGTACGTCGCGCAGTACGGCGAAGACAAGACGTGGAGCGAGATCATCTCCGACGCCACGGAGCAGGGCGCTCCAGCGTGGGTGGTCGGCGCACTCCTGGGTGGCGCTGTTGACGTTGCCGGAATCCACAAGCAGAAGTCGGACCGCAAGAAGGCCGCGAAGGAAGTCGTCTCCACCATCGGCGACATCGGCCTCGAAGAAGCCTCGAAGGCAGAAGGCAATGGCAAGGACAAAGACCTCACGCCCTACGCCGCCGTCGAAGCCTTCCGAGCCGACAATCTCAAAGCCATCGACGCCAAGCTCAAGGCCGCTGAAGGGAAGATCGCAGCCGGTGACGAGTCAGGGACGTGGGCCGAGGAGAAGACGAGGCTTGAGGCGGCACGGGAAGCCGTGGCAAGCGCAGACACGCACGTTCTCGGTGAGAGCGAAGACCCAGCCGAAGAGAAGCTATCGGGCACCCTGGAGCTTCTCAGGCAGTCTGGGGCCGATATCCCCAGCGTTATCATGGTGGACTCTGCGGAGAACCTGCCGATCCAAGGCGCGCAGTTCGGGGGCCAGATCCTCCTTGACGCGAGCCGGACCGAGCAAGTGCTGCAGGGACTCCTCTTCCACGAGGCGTTCCACCACGCGGTTCCGATTGGATCACCGCAGATGCAGGAGCTCGTGGGTACGGCGCGTGAGCAGTTCCCCGAGTTGACTGAACGGTTGCGTGCGCTCTACATGGCGCGCCTGACTGACGCGGGCCACGGCGACGCCTTCGCACACCTGCCGACCGAGGAGCGTCTTGCCAAGGAGTTCGAGGAAGCCTTCGCGATTGGCGCGGAGTTGATGCCCGAGCTGATCGACAACACGCTTCGAGACGGGATGGACGCGGAGAAGTTGCGGACCCAGCCCGGCCTTCGGGGGATGCTCGCCCGCGTGATCGACTACGTGTTCGGCGCGCTGAACAAGTTGGGTATCAACATCAAGACGGGCCGGATGAAGGAGGTCGCCGCGATCCGCGAGGCCCTCCTAGGCCCCGTGCAGGACTTCGACGGCGACCAGATCGCGGACTTCGTGAAGGCCGTCTCGAAGGCGTACAGCGGGCTCTCAGAGGAGCAGAAGGCGTCGGCGGCTGAGGAGTTCGGGAAGTCCGACTGGTGGGCGAGCGAGACGCCGCTGCTGGGTGAAGGCCAACGTGAGGAGCAAGGACCTCTCGCTGGTGTGGCGTCCGAGGACATCCAGGCAGCGCAAGCGGTAGACGTGGACGCGCTTGAGGCCGAGGTCGCAGCGGAAGAAGCGAAACCGAAGAAGGCCAAAGCGCCCACGCCGAAGGTGACGGTCCAGGAGCCGATGACTCCGCAGAAGGCTCGCGACGAGATGACGCCCAAGCAGCGCCAACGCGAGGCCCGTCAACGCAAGCGGCTCCGTAGGCAGATCGACGCAGCGAAGGCTGAAGGCGACACGAAGAAACAGCAGCGGCTTGAGCGCAAACTCGGGCAGATCGACCCGCACCGTGGGGCGCGTAGAGTTGAGCCGTCGAAGAGCCAGCAAGCGAAGGACATCGCGGAGTTCGGCAGCGACGAAGAGGCGGTCGGGCGCTTCTCCATCGCCCCTCAGACCCAACTCGGCTTCTACTCGAACACCGAGGAAGCCTTCGAGAAGATGGTCGCCAAGTCGGGTGCGAAGAAAATCCGAAGCGACATCCTCGTCCAGCGTGTGCTTGCAGCGGGCGGGAACAAAGAAGAGATCGCGTGGATGGGGCTTGCGGACTGGGCAAAGGAGCACCCCGAGAAGCGCATCCCCGTTGAGGAAGTGCGCGAGTTCATGCGCGAGAACGGGATCGTGGTGGGTGAGAAGTTGCTGGGGGTAGATGCCAAGCACGCCACCTACCAGCTCCCCGGTGGCGAGAACTACCGCGAGTTGCTGCTCACGCTGCCGGACAAGGGTGGGGCGTGGAACATCGAGGACCGAGACACGGGCGAAGTCCTAGAGAGCCATCTATGGAGAGCGCAGGCGGAACACCGGATTGAACCACTAGAGAGGGAGTACACGGGAATCAACCTCCGCATCGCACAGGAGGCTCCTCGTGCAAACTACGACCACGGCCACTATGGTGACACCCCCAACGTCCTTGCGCACGTCCGCTTCAACGAGCGTACAGGCCCTAACGGCGAGCGCGTTCTGTTCATCGAGGAAGTGCAGAGCGATTGGCACCAGGCCGGGAGGGAAAAGGGGTACGCCGGGATCAGCGCCGACGCACTAGAGGCTGAGTACAAAGTAGACCTGGAAGCGTTCTATTCCGGCAAGGGCAGCAAGAGTGAAGCCGAGTGGACGAGGCTTTCAGAGCGAGTACGCGAGTACGACGAGCGGGAGAGCAAGCGAAGAAAAGGCGTCCCCGAAGCCCCGTTCAAGACCGCGTGGGAGAAGCTGTCCTTCCGCCGCATGGTGCGCTGGGCGGCAGAGAACGGCTTCGACACGGTTGCGTGGACGACAGGGGTGCAGCAGGTTGAGCGGTACGAGACTGAGATGCGCCAGAAGATCGAGAGCATCGAATGGCGTCCAGGCAACGAGGAGTTGACATCGGTTGTGGTGCAGCCCGTCTCTGGCAGCACGATGACCTTCGAGGTGGATGGCGAGGGCATCGTCAAGGACGCCTCCGTAAATGGCGCGGTAGACAAGCACGCTGCCGAGTTGTTCGGGAAGTCCATCGCTGCTCGCGTTATCGCAGAGCCCTCGGGTAAGATCGAAGGCGACGACCTCACAATCGGCGGCGAGGGCATGAAGGCCGCCTACGACCAGCGGCTCGTTGGGATCGCCAACAAACTCGGCAAGCAGTTCGGCGCGAAGGTGGGGAGCATCTCCATCGACGCGGGAGATGGGTTCCGTGTCGAGAAGTACGGAGACATCTATCGACTAACCGAGAACGGCGTGGTGAAGGCCACGTTCTCGACCGCCGAGGAGGCTTGGGCAAAAGCCGAAGAGATGGGCGGCGCTCCCGTCCACGCTCTCCCCGTAACGGAGAAGATGCGCGACTCGGTGATGCAGGGCCAAGCGATGTACTCCATCGCCCCCACAGAGGGCGAAGCGTTCCAGGACGACGGAGCGCAGCGTGAAGCGAAAATGCTTCGTGTGGTGAATGAGCATGGCGTTGAGGTTGTGCCAGTAATCTACGCCCCAAGCGAAGAGAAGAGGGGCCTTGAGAAGCGAACGGACGGGCAGATGGTCTTACACGCGAGCGGTGTGTTCGCAAACGACCTAGGGTCCCTAAGGCGCGTTTTGTTCCGCGAGGTTGACAAGTTACTGAGTTCACTCCCCGCTGGGGTGTTTGTGCGAACAACGAATAGGAAGGAAGATTATGAGCACCTATCCAACGGCACACATCACGGGTCAACAGACTGGTCCTCTGGGGGTTTCGAGACAGGCCATGAAGTGATCAAAGAGGGTGGCCTGTCCGTGGCCTTGAGGCTCGAAACTCCAGCAGACTACGCATATCTTGTTAGCGGCACAGTCGTTGGCGAGGGAACAGATGGCGAACCGTTGCTCGATTCGTCTACGGCTAAACCGGTATCGCGCCTCATGTCGCACACGGACATGGTTAAGCATCTCGCAAAGGGCAGGAAGACGCGCTTGCGGGAGATAGGCTTGAGTGAGGATGACGCACGAGCCCTTGCGGTTCAGCCATACCTGAAACTCGTCGACGCGAGCGACCCCGACATCCGCCGGAGCGTAGAGGCCACCTACGCGCACTCCGAGCTACGCAAGCGAGGGTTTACCCTTGAGCGTAACAGGGGCGGTTCGGCTTACTTCCAGCGTGGAGGACTATCCGTGCGGGTGTCTGACCATGACGTGCCCATGACTCCTGAGCGTGAACACGCTGCGGCCAACGGCGGGTTCACGTGGGCGGACTCTGGGTGGAACTTAGTCTTGGACGCCGACACCGACAATGCCGAGATCGACGAGTTCTTGGCGAGGCTAGATTCAGAGCACCCAGCGCCCCCGCAAGCAACTGGGCAAGTTCGTAAGGCTGCCAAACGTCTCGTGCGAGAGCTGCGTGAAAGCGGTTCTAAGTGGATTCTCCTCGAAGGGTCTGAGACGCCGTGGTTTGAGTCGCAATACATTCTCGATAGAGCTAATGCGTGGAAACAACTCCTTGATGACGGCTCGCCAAATGCTTTGTTTCGTGCTATCGAGCACACTCTCTCCAACCCAGAGGCTGCAAACCAGAAGCTGGACATCAGGCGGAGCGTAGCCGGTGACGAGCACGAGACGATTGCCTTCAACCGAGGCTGGGGAGCCGAAGCCGAGTCCTGGCTTGCTGACTCGCTGATCCACGTCCGCAAACTCCAGAAGTCCCTCTACGTCCCCGAGGGCGCAGATTGGGACGAGCGCGAGGTGCGGAGCAAAGGGAAGCTCATGCGCGACGTGGATAAGTTCGACGCCGAGTTCGTTCAGCCAATGGTTGAAGCGATGAACGCCGGGGACATCAGCATCGACGAGGCGCACCTGTACCTTGCGGCCCTTCACTCGTTGGAGCGGAACGCTACGCTGATCGGTAGGGATGCAGCCCTCGCAAAGCAATGGCAGAAGTACGAAGCGCGGAAGGCCGAACTCGACATCTGGTCAAAGAAGAAGACCGCGTTCGACAAGTGGAACCGCGAGAAGGCCGATGGGGTCAAGAAGCGCACCGCGCGGCCCGAGAACCCAGGGCGCAAGCCTGCGAAGATCGCCAAGCCTCGAAGCAAGCCGAAGGGCTGGAGCACCGAGAAGAAGCCCGGCGCGTGGTTGGCGAAGAGCGAGGCCGAGCGGGTCATCAGCGACATGATGGCGCGCCCCAACGCCAAGCGCTTCCGCAGGCTCCGCAGGCTGAACCGGAAGATGCACGAGTGGAAGCTGAACCTCATCGAAGAGGCGGGGCTCGAGCCGCCCGAAGTGATCGCGAAGATCAAGGCGCTCGGCTGGAAGGATTACGTCCCGATGGTCTCCGTGATGAAGGGCAGACGCGCCATCGGTCGGCCCAAGGGCTACTCGGTTGGCGGCAAGGACGTTCGCCGCATGGGTGGGCGCAGAAGCGAGCCTGACAACGTGATGGTTGCCGGGATCACGGACGTTCTAAGTGCGCTTGAACGGCGCGAGAAGAACGAGGTGATGAACACCTTCGCCAAGCTCGTCGAGGCCAACCCGGATCCGGGGCTTTGGGAGACGGTTGAGGCTTCGCTGGCTGACGTGAAGATGACAAGCCAGGAAGACCTTGAGGCGGGCGTCGAGCCCAACGTCTTCCGCGCCTTGTGGGATGCGAGGATCGACAAGCGCGATGCCGCTGTGGGCTTCAAGCGCGACGGGAAGCAGCACTTCATCGTGTTCCACCCTCGCGGCAAGCACCTTGCGGAAGCCCTCGATGGTTCCAACATGGTGGACCTTCGCGGCATCCTTGGGCCGTTCTCGAAGATTAACCGCTACTACGCTGCGGCGAACACGTCCTGGTCGCTGAACTTCATCGTGGACAACTTCCGCCGTGACTCCCTCTTGGGTGGCTTGCGCATCGCGCTTGAGCTTTCCACGAAGGACGCGGCGAAGGTTC